TAAAACTTCATCATCATTTAGAAGTCTTATCTCACCCCCATCTATTTTAATTCGTGATCCGGCATATCTTGCAAAGATAATCCAATCACCTTTCTTGGCCCAAGGACCTTCTGGGAAACGTTCTTTATCATAGCAGTGTGGTCCCATGTCCAAAACTAAGCCGCAAGTTGATGCTACTTGTGATCGTTCTACTGTGTCATCTGCTAATATGATTCCACCTTTAGTTTTTTCTTTTTGTTTAAAAGGTAAAACTAAAATTCTCCAACCCGTAGGTTTAGGTAATTTTGCTGAAACTTCTTCTTTTTTTTCTGTAGGCTTAACACCTACTAATTTTTTATTTGGTAACTCAATTTTTGGGCTTTGAGTTGATGTTGATAATTGTTCCGTCTTGTTCATTTTGCTCCTTTTTATTTAGCAGGGTGGATATTTCCTGATTTAAATACTGATACGTTCGTATCTGTCCTAACATATACTGATATTTTTCCATATTGTCAACACCGCCAGAGGCTAGTGAAGATACAACGTCATCATGTCTCATTTTTATTATTTTTTTTATCTTATCGATAAATGTCATTTCATCCATTATTTCTTTTTCCTTTTCTTTGGTTTTATCTTGCTGCCATATTTTTTAGTCCATTTTTTTGCAATGGCAGGCTTTTTTGCAAATAAATACTTTCTTTGTTTTTCAGATCTAAAGGGCAACTCTAGGCTCCCTAAAATCAGAAATTGCTTTTAATTTTTCTTGTGCATCTGCAATCTTTTGAAATAATTTATCAATCTCATCTATGTGCTGTGGGTGTTCACCAATACCTACAGGATTTTCTAAATATATTTTTATTGTTGCGTCTGCTTCAGCTATTTGTGCTTCGTACCTAGCTTCAAGAGCATCTAGTATTGCTGTTTTCATTTAACATTTCCATCGTTTACGTGCCTGTCGAAGTCTTGAATTTGGATTAGCCGCAGCCTTTGGAAATTTTTTCATTTGGCCTGCGCTTCTTGCGCAGTACGACTTACGTCGATTTGCAGCTTTAGATCCTGGTTTAACTTTTCCAGTCACGGCTGTTTTTAATTTAGAACCGGGATTTTTTCTTCTGTAGGCAGCGACACCGGCTCGTGTCATACCTGCTCCAGATTTTGTAGATCTGAAATTTTTTTTGTTTCTTGCTGGCATGTTATCTTGTTTTCTCATTATACCCTGCCTCCAAATGCCATTCGTTTTCTTTTTGCAAATGTTGAAACGTTAGTTGGTTTACCACCAGGATTACCTGCTGCTCGTTTTCGTTTGACAGCACTCGCCTTTTGCGAACTTGTCATTCGTGTGGCTTTTGCAAGTGGGACGCATTTTGGATACTTCCGTTTCGAGCCTTTGCTTCTCCCGCAAGGTTGATATTTTCCGTCTTTCTTCGGTGCCCCGATGTCCACCCATTTCTCTTTCACCCATGCTCTTAAGCCTTTCTTGGCCATTAGACAATATCCACCATCCTTGTCACATCTTCGACAACGATTCCACCTTCACTCATTTTCTTTCTTTTCTTTTTTCCACCAGGTGTAATTTTTCCAGAGCAAACTCCAGAGGCATACATGTTAGCGTACGCCGAAGGGTAAACTTTGAATTTTCTTTTGGCAGCTGCTTTGCCTTTTGGACAGAGCTTTGCCATTATTTTACTTTATGACCTTTTTTGTAACCCATTCGTTTTGCAACTTGTGGTGCTACTTTTTTTAACTTTCTTATTCCTTTACCTTTTTTACCTGCAGGTATTTTTTTCTTAGTCATGTCCGTCCTTTAATTTTCGTTAACAACTAATTTACAGTCAATACAATATTTAACTTTTTTAGATACAACATTTGAGTGACTACAAATAACTTTTGAACCAAAAAATTTTTCTAATAATTTTTTAATCATTATTTGTTAATTTTACCTTTTTTCTTCATAGCAGAACCAAACTTACCATAAGACTCATCTCTAGAAGCTTTTAATTGCTTTTTAGTTCTTTTCTTTTTAATTCTCATAGCGATTGATTCATCTTTTCTATCTTTGTAACCTTGTTTCTTTTTTTTAACTCGGCCACCTTTTTTCATCATAGCTCCACCAGACATACCCATGTCTGAAGGATAGTAACCAGAAGCCATATCTCTTCTCATTACTCCACCACCCATAGCTTTAGCTCTTCCGCCAGAAGCTAGTTTTTGTCTTGGGTTAGTTGTTTGTGTATTATATCTTGGATTTGCCATATTATTTTCTCCTTTTTTTAAGTGCTCTTCCGAACCCACGTTTTGCTTTACCGCAGCCTACACGACCGCCTTTTTTAAAACCCATATCGTCAGACATTCTATTTAAACCGGGTTTTGCCATAATAGAACTTCTTCTTGGTTGCATATAATCAAAAGGACCCATAACATTTTTAGGTGCTCTCATAGATTGAGCATATGCTGCTCTTTTATTTTGACCTGCTATCGCAGCCTCATCACTTCCTGTACCTCTCATTCTTCCTACAGGAACAGATTTCACAACTGGTTTTTTCATAGGAGCAGAAATAACTGTTTCTTTAAATTCTATGTCATTTTTTGGCATATTATCCATGATAGTAGTTTTAGTAGAAACAGGTTTTTTTCTACCACCTAACATAGCAAGTGCACCTAAAGCACCTAATGCTCCAAGAATTTTTTTATTTCTTCTTCGGGATTTTTTGCTCATTATTTTTTACCGCCGTTTTTAAAAATCTGTGTACCCTTTATACCAAAAATTGATCCAACTACAAGGATCCAGAGAGTACTAAACCATGTCGGGAGTGCCGCAAAATGTTGAAAGAAAATTTGTACTTTTTCCATAGCCGTTGGATTGTCAGAAAAGACTCCCCACGCAAGCACAATTATGGGTGCCGAAAGAATCACCAAAACGAATTCGTCCTTGTAGTCATTCTGACGTGCTTCTAGTAATTTTCCTTGGTAAGCTTCCTCACCACGAGCTTGACGCTCTGCATGCAATAGCTGTGCATCAGACATAGCTATTTTTGATTTCTGTTTGTTGGCGTAAATTTTACTACCAGCAGAAACGGCTAGTTTAATTGCCGATAACCACATGTTAGTACCAAGTAGCCTTTACAGGTTTCTTATCTGCTCTTAAAGCTTTAGTGCCTTTAACTTCAACGGTCTGTGATTCAGTAGGATTAGTAGTTTCAATAACAATACCACCTTGTTGCATACCATCTTTATCTGCACCTAACTCAGGAACCACTTTTGGGTTTTTATTTTTTTTAGTCATATTTTCTCCTTATACTATCTTCTAGGGCCTTTCAAGATCCTAACATCGGTTTGTTTCATCATATCATTAACCATTTTAGAGTCAATTCCCATCTGAGTTTTAGTTAATGAAGTATCTGCTCTAAGTTCTGCTAACTCTTCATTTTGTTGCATTTTCTCATCAAACTGCTGTTGACCCATTAATTGTTTAGATCTATCCAAATTTATCTTTTCTTGGGCTTGTTCACGTTTTGCAGAGTCATCCATAGCTCTTAAATCAAGTTCTCTTGCTTTTAATTTAGCAATTGGGTCTCCACCATACTCTCCCATAATTTTATTTTCTTCATCTTTGAATTCTTCTGTCATTTCTGCAATTAATTTTGCTTTTCTAGACTCTAAACTCATCGACATTTGCATAATTTGTTGTTGATACTGCGGATCTTGCTGTAACATTGGATTTTGTTGGACCATTTGTTGCATTTGTCCTAATTGTGCAATTTCATCTCTAAATTCTACCTCTAATTGCTCTTGTGCCATCAAAGAAATGTGTTCAAAAATGTTTTTTTCTAGTGCAGCCATTACAGGAGGGCTATTTCTAGCCATATTTGTTGCCATAAAATTTAAATGGGTTGTAATATGCGCTTGATGGTCTTGTCCTTTGAATGCTTGGAACGGTTTGCCTGACATTGACAAAATATTTTCTTGTGCAGGGTCCATTGGTTGAGGTTGTTGTGGTGGTGGTAAAATTTTATCAATATTTTTTACACCAATTGCTGAATACATTGAGTGGTATGCTTCATATAAATTATGCATTTGCGGATTTGACTGCGCAAGTTGTAATTCTGTTTGTGCTAAACTAATTCTTTGTGATTGTGAAAAGATATTAGGGTCTGCAACAGGTATAATATCTACTTTGTCATCAAAATCTGCAACTTTAATATTTCTTTGTCCACCAACTACGTCGTATGGATACTCTTGAGGCATGTAAGTTTTAAAAACTCCTGCTAATAATTGAAATTCATTTTTCATCGCCACATACAATCTTTTATGTATGGCTGACATGACTCTTGAACCACGTTCTAACAGAGCAATAGTCGTTCCAACAGCTGCCTGTTGGTTGCCGTCCCCGACCTGCATGTCAGCGATGGCGGCAAATCGTTGCCCTGCATTTACCACTGTACCCATTAACTGCAATAAAGTTGCAGATGGTTCTTTAAATGGTAATGGCATAAATGCATCCTTGATACTTCCTCCAGGTGCATCCACATCTCTGAATTCTCCAGGTTGAATTGACTGTGCTTCGTCTCTTACTCTTATTCCTCTTTGTTTAAATCCTGCCGGTAAATTTGATAATGTACCTGCGTCTAATAATTGTCGTAAAGCAGTAGTTGCCGTTCTAGACAAACCACCAATCATATGTATTAATCCAAAGCCATAAAAACCCATTCCAGGTAAAAATTTAAAATGCACAAAGTAATCTATTTTTTTCTTTTGTGGATCTATTGCTTGGAAATTTCTTCTAATTGCTAGTATTTCTCTGTTACCCATTTCAATGGTAACAATGTATGGAAGTTTAATTCCTGTAGGCTCACCATCTGAATCTTTATCTTCAAAACCTTCTAAGTCTAAATCAGTATGTACTTCTAAAACAGAATAAATATCTTCATCTCTAGTTTTCTTAACACCTTCTAGTTCTCTTTCTTTTTTCTCTACTTCTGTTTCTTGGTCATAAGCTTGAGATAATTCTATGTCTTTATAAAAACCAGATACTTGTTTTTTTCTAATATCGTTCTCTGACATTTTTATAACATGAATAACAGACTCAGCATCTTCTAAAGAAGTTGCAGTGTATGGAACAACTAAATCATCGGCCGGTACAAATTTAGACACGGCTCTGCCAAGTAGTTCATCGTAATAAACTTTCTTGAACGCAGAGCCGGCAAGAGGGAGATAAAAAAGCATTTGATCGAACTCGGGTTCATACTCCTTCATCACATCCATGAGCTGATAGTTCATGAATTCTTTAACTCTGTTTGATTGGTCTTCTCTGGCTCTATCTGCTAGTCCAACTATTCTTGTATGAACTGGACCATTAGCCGGTAATAATTCTTTGTAAGCTTGCGCTTGAAATTGTGTAACTGCTTCTGCAAGAACAGGGTGTGTTGCACCACTTGCTCCTTGAAATGGTTGAGTTGGGTTTTCGTATTTAAATCCTAAAAGGTCTAATCCTTTTGTGTAACTATCTTCCCAATCTTTTCTTGAAGATTTGTATTGTTCAAAATTTGCTACAAGTTCTGAACCTAATTTACCTAAAACATTATCAGGTAATAATTCTGCTAAGTTATCAAAATGTGATTCACCACCACCTGCATTAACTGCTTCTGGATCAAAATTAATTGTTGCTCCACCATCTTCTTCTTGCGTTACTTCAATATCATCTGGACCTACTTGCTCTTCAATATTATTTTGTTGAGCCTCGACAATTTCTTCTTGTCCAGGTATGTTAATTTCAGTCTCTACGTTTGGTAGGGCTTTGTCTATATCTGCCATTTATATTCTCCGAGTTCTTTATTGTTGTAGCTTGTTTTAAAGGAACATTCAACCCCTGTGGGTCAGGTCCCTTAAGTGGTGGGATTGCATTAAATTTAACGTGTTGCATATTTGCAACAAGAGTTTTATTCTTCACTAAACATACCTCTTTTGTTTCTGTAGTCATCAAACATTTCATAACCACTAATACCCATTGATAATGCTAGACCCGGTAATCCGAATCTACGTGACACAGTTTTTAAAACTGTAGGGCTAATCCCTAGTCTCATTGTTTTTGCAATTGTAGGATTTAATCCTTTTGTTGCAAATTCAGTTGCAGGACCTGCAAATGCTGCACCCATATAGTTAAATGGGTTTGTTGCAATCTCTCCTAACGAGTCTCCTTGTTGAACTTGATCTGCTAAATACAAAGGTTCAGTTGCAAGTAACCCAAGCGGTGTTTGTGTTGCAGATAAACCTCTACCTAAAGTTTTTAATGCGGTCTTTGTAATACCGGATTTCTTTGCACCTAACGCTCCACTTCTTGCAGCCTCAATTGTTGAGGGTGCAACTGCTGCTGTACCTGCTACAGTTGTTGCGCCTAACGCTGGAAGATAAGCATCTCCGATTGCTGGACTTTGTTCTGGTGTATCATCTAATGATCCTGTCACCATATCAATTAATAAATTTTTTTGTTGTTCTTCGTTTGACAAATAAGTTGTCGGGTCATCGTTCATAAACTCTTTAACAAAACCCGCGGCTACTGCACCACCTGCTGCAATCGCACCAAACTTACCAGCCCCTCTTGCTAATGGGCTTTGTAAAAATTTTGTTGCAACACTTTTAACTTTATTAATTGGTCCTTCTTCATAAGGAAGTTTATTTATATCTTGTGAAAGTTTTACAGGATCACTGTCAAATGCAAATTTCATTTGTTTCACACAACTACTTCCAGCTGCAAAACCAATCCTACCGCCCTCTGCTCTAAATATTTGACATACATTACCTTCATTAGTTCTAGCAGCTTTTAATAATGTGTTTTTAAAAGATTGTGCGC